GGCCTTGGAGTTGAAGTGGGAACAGGAGCATCTGGATAATAACAGATACACTCTTGAGATGGTCAGAATTGATGACAAAGTTAAAGAGGTCATTACAAAGATCAAGCTGGAAGAAGCAGCTATTGCCCATAGACAAAACGCTGTAGAAGGCGCTGCTCCTGAAGTTTCTGTAGCTACTTAATAAAAAGCTACATCGTTGGAAAAATCCACTCCACATTACAGGCTCTCTTGCACTCTACTCAAATCTAGTATATAAAAAATACACTATACATAAATTGAATATCGACGCGTATAGTCGACGGCCTAGAGACGGTATTCAAATAACTAGGAGGATAATAATATGGCAAATACAACTTTTTCAGGACCGGTCATTTCTAAAAATGGCTTTATAACTACAGGCCCTGGAGCAACAAAAGCAATTAATTCTACTGGCTTAGGTGCAAGCGGTTTAGCTTTAACCGTTAACGACCATGCTGGAAGAATTTTAATTTCACAAGACGCAGATGGTATCTACAAGTTACCAAGCATTAACACTAATGCTAATGGAGCAACAGCAGGACTAACTGACTACAATAACCTAAATAACGTTGGTGCTACATTTATGTTTTACATAGATACACTAGCAACTGATGTTCAAATCATAACTGATGGTGTGGATAAATTCACAGGTGCAGCTATGATTGCAGTGAATGATGGAGCTAAAAAAGCTTTCTTCCCTGCAGCAGCAAATGATGTTCTTTCTATGAATGGAACAACAACTGGTGGAATCGTAGGTTCAGTAATTACAGTTACTGCTTTAGAAGCAGCTCAATACTTGGTACACAATACTTTGATCTTAGGATCAGGAACTATTGTTACACCATTTAGCGATACGTAATAAATAATTAATGTGGGGCTTCGGCCCCACATGTAAATTTTAGGAGAAAAATTATGACAACATATGGATCAGCTATTGATGGAGTAGCAACCAACGTAACTACAGAAACTAAAACTCTTCAAGTTGGTAGAACTAGAGTATACGGTGTACATGTATCAGGACCAAACGCAGCTGGTGTTTTGGATCTTAAAGATGGCACAGTGTCAAAAGTAAAATTAAATAAAGGTGCTCATATTCATGATATGACAATTAATTTTCCTGTACCAATTTTATTTAAGACTAATTTAAATTCTACGTTCACTACAGAACAAATTACAGCTATCACTGTATTTCACAGTGGCGGAAATAACTCGTAGGAGTCTAAATGGCCAACACTACTTCGGGCACTACAACGTTTGACAAAACGTTTTCGATCGATGAGATAATTGAAGAGTCTTATAATAGACTCGGTCAATTTGACATGAGCGGTTATAATCTAAAAACTGCTCGAAGATCGCTAAACATAATGTTTCAAGAATGGGGTAATAGAGGTCTTCATTTTTGGGAAGTAGCAAATACCAATATTACTTTAGAAACAAATAAAAACGAGTATAAAATTTTTAGAGCAACGTCTGATGGTAATTCCGATGGGGTTACCTCAACTCTAACTGCAGCCATAGCCACTACAACTGCAACCGCTGGAATTACTATTGCATCTAAAAATCGTATGCCTGATTCAGGAACAATTAATGTAGGATCTGAAAACATTTCTTACACTGGATTTAGTGGTTTAGAGCTTACAGGGGTAACTCGTGGAGTTAATGGAACTACTGCAGCCACTCACTCAGATGGAGCCGCAATAACTAACTTTGTTAATCAAGCTACAGAAATTTTAGAATGCTCTTTTAGAAATAGTTCTAATGTTGATTCTCCTTTAGAAAAAATAAATAGATCTCAATACCAGGCTTTATCTAATAAAACTTCAACAGGTCAACCCTCACAATACTTTGTTCAAAGATTCATCGACCATGTTTTAATAACAATTTATCTGACTCCAAGTTCTACTCAAAATGGAGATGTTATAAATTTTTATTATGAAAAAAGAATTCAAGATGCAGGTGCTTATAGTAATGCAACAGACGTACCATATAGATTTGTACCTTGCATGGTTGCAGGTTTAAGTTATTACTTAGCTATGAAATATGCACAACCAAGAATACAAGAATTAAAATTAATCTACGAGGATGAATTAGCTAGAGCTCTAGAAGAAGACGGATCTTCAGCTAGTGTTTACATTTCTCCTAAAACTTACTTTCCGAGTATATAATTATGGGTAACACAGCAAGAGGAAAACACGCATTATTTATTTCAGACCGATCTGGTTTGGCATATCCATATACTGAAATGGTTAAAGAATGGAATGGTGCAAGAGTACATACTTCTGAGTACGAACCTAAACAACCACAACTTGAACCAAAACCTTACACTGCAGATCCCCAGGGATTAATGCATCCAAGACCTGCGAGAACAGAATTTCCAACAACAGATTTTTTACCAAAAAATCCATTTACTATGACTAACTCTTCAACTCAAGTATCTGTAGATTTTCCTTTCAGTGGTTATCAAACTGGAGATTTTATAAGATTCTACGATGTTAAAAATCCTGTAGGTGGAGTTGGAATTTCTACTTTACAATTACAAACTACTTTAAATGGTGACATCACTGCAACCGCTACTTCAATTAATTTAACAGACTCTTCTGCTTTTCCTAGTCAAGGATATATTGCAATTGAAAAAATAAATGCAACATCTGGATTGTATGAAACTGAAACTATTTATTACAATGGTAACTCAACAAATGTTTTATCGAATTGTGTTCGAGGAACAGCTGCTCCTTTTAGAGGACAGACTCCCAAAAACACACCCGCAGGTGAACACTCAAGTGGAGCAAAAGTTTACAGTGCTTATGCAGTAACGATGGTTCCAACTGTAGTAACACAAGCGGGTCAACCTTCAACTGTTACAGAGTTTAACAGTTTTACTTTTAACTTAATCAGTGCTGCAAGTAGCACAGAAACGGGAGGCGGGTTCCAATGTTTAGCTGGACCTGTTAATGATAGAGCATGACATACGCAGAACTAAAACAAAAAATTATAGACTATACTGAAGTATCTAGTAATGTTTTTACAGATACTATTTTAAATGGATTTATTAATGACGCTGAACTTAGAATTTTAAGAGAAGTAGATTCTGATAATAATAGAAGATATGATACAGCAAATTTAGTTCTTAATACTAGATTTATAGACACTCCTTCTGATTTATTAATTGTTAGATCGGCTCAAATTGTAGATTCTGACGGTACAGCTTCAGCAGATAACAGAGATTTTCTTCAATATAGAGATACTAATTTTATGTCAGAGTTTAATCCTAAAGGAGAAACAGGGGTTCCTAAATATTACAGCTATTGGGATGAGGACACTTTAGTTTTTGCCCCAACTCCGGATGCTACTTATACAATTCAAATAAATTATATCTTGAAAACTCAGGGATTATCGTCTACAAACACTACTACATACTTAAGTCAAAAATTTCCCAATGGTTTATTGTATGCTTGCCTAGTTGAGGCTTATGGTTTCTTAAAAGGACCCGTTGACATGCTCCAGTTATATGATAAAAAATACGTAGAGGCAGTCAAAGGTTTCTCAATTGAACAAATGGGAAGACGAAGACGGGATGAATACCAAGCAGGTGTTCCTCGAATAGGAAAACAATAGGAGATAAATTATGGCAATAACACAAGCAATTTGTAATTCATTTAAAAAACAGCTTTTAGAAGCGGACATGAATTTCAAACAAACTGGTGGTGACAAGTTTAAATTAGCTCTTTATATTTCTACAGCAACTCTAAACTCGGCAACAACTGCGTTCACAGCTACAGGTCAAGTTGGAAACAGTGGTCAATACGCTTCTGGTGGTGGATTACTTGTTAACAACGGAACTTCTATTAGTGCAGGTGTAGCGAGAGTAGACTTCGCAGACAGATCGTTTACTGGAGTGACGTTAACAGCTAGAGGAGCAATGATTTACAATACATCATCTGATACAACTAATGCATCAGTTTGTATTTTAGATTTTGGAAGTGATAAAACAGCTACATCAGGAACGTTCACAATTCAGTTTCCAGCGCCAACATCAACAGCAGCGATATTAAGAATATCGGGCTAGTAGGAGGTAAGCTCCTATGGCAGCGAAAACATATACTGTAACTGTAGCCACAGGTGCACTTTATCCTAGTGGTAGTTCGGGAAACGTTTATTATTTAGATGGAATAAGACCAAGTGACTATAATATTACTTGGCCCGCAGGAGCTACATTACGTTTTGAACAAAGTAATGCCTCAAATGATAATCATCCGTTAATTTTTTCTACAAATACAGATACCTCTGGAATAATTTCTTCTGGTGTAACTTATTATTTAGATGGAGTAAGTAACCAAACTAATTACACTAACACTACTACCTTTAATGCAGCAACTACTCGTTATGTAGAAATAACCTACACGGGCGCTTCTAGTTTTTATTGGCTTTGTTATGTTCATGGAATTGGAATGGGTGGAACATTTACACTTGCTAATGAAGGATGGTCATCTCTTACTTGGGGTTTTGCAAAATGGGGAGATTTAGGAAATGAAAGTGTTACTCTTAATAATACTAATTTATTAGCTACAACTACTTTAGGTACTGGAACTCAAGAAGGTGAAATTAATTCTGGTTGGGGAAGAGCTGGTTGGGGAAATTTTGGTTGGGGTATTCAAGGTACTTTAATTCCTGCCAACACAAATTTATCTCTTTCTGCAAACTTAAATTCTGTTTCAGCAACAGCTGAAATAAATACTGGATGGGGATCGGATACTTGGGGAACTGAGTTATGGGGATCTTCAGGATTAACCATTCCTATTACAAACACTAATTTATCCATCACCGCCGCTGAAGGATCGAGTGGTATAGAATTTGATGGAAATTCTAATTTACTTTTAACAGGCCAATCTTTAACAATTGCTCAAGGACAAGAAGATGGTTTTGCTTCTTTTGTGGCAACACCTACAGGTTTACCTTTAACAGCTACCCTACAGTTTGAAACTCAAACAATACAACCTGCATCATTGGTTCTATCAGCAGCTTTAGGATCTGTTTCACCAGCTCCTGTAACAATAGCTGAAGTAGCCGCTAAATCTGCTTCAACGTGGAATGGCAATTATTCTTGGGGATTCGGAGTATATGGCAATCAACAAGTAAATACCCTTGTAATGGGTATGCTAGAAAACTTTTCTGGTATAGATCCAGAACCAGATGTGTCTCTAACTGGAAATGCAATGGCAGCAGCTTTGGCTGCGGGTAATACTTTTAGTATTAGTGGGGATGCAAATATACCTGTAACAAATGTAGCCAATAATTTATCAATGGCTATTACTACAGGTAATGTTAATGCGGAACCTGTTACTCAAGTAGATCTAACAGGACTTACTTTAACAGCTACTTTAAACAGTGTTTCAGAAGTAACGGCTGGAGCAAATGTAATTCCTACAGGTTTTGGATTGACAATTAGCTTAGGAAGCGCTACTAATGTATTGATTTGGAACGAAGTTAACACTGGCACAGCACCAGTTGATCCTCCAGGATGGCAAGAAGTCAATACTAACGCTGCATAATTATAGTTTGACACTATAAAAAAATTTTAATAATATAAGTAAATCGGAGTATAAAAATATGGCTAATTCAACATCAGCAAGTTTAAAACTTACAGTTCAAGCTACTGGAGAAAATTCAGGAACTTGGGGACAAATTACAAATACAAACTTATTAATCGTAGAACAAGCAATCGGTGGTTTTGAAGCAGTTGCTATTACAACTGGAGCAACTCTTGTTTTTACAAACGGGGCTATTTCTAATGGTAAAAATGCTGTTTTAAAATTAACAGGTACAATTGCAGGTGCAGTTAACGTAGTAATTCCTGATTCAATTGAAAAAACTTTTGTAGTTGACAATGCTACTACTGGTGCTCACGCAGTAACTTTTAAAACTTCTTCTGGTACAGGTGTAACTTGGGCAGCGGCAGATAAAGGTACTAAAATGGTTTACTCGGATGGTACTAATGTTGTTGATACAGCATTCACAGAATTATCCTCAGACTTTTCACCACAACTTTCAGCAGACTTAGATACAAATAGTCAAAATATTATTATTGATGACGCTCACAATATTCAAGATGAAAACGGAAATGAACAATTAGTTTTCCAAACAACTGGTTCGGCTGTAAATGAATTTGAATTAACAAACGCAGCTACAGGTAATGCACCTCAAGTTGCAGTTACTGGTGGTGACACTAACATAGATATGAATATTACTCCAAAAGGAGTTGGTAGAGCAACTTTCAATGGTCAAGGTAAAATTCAAAGTGTTGCAGAAAAAGCTACAGTTGATTCTGGTGGTGGACCATCAGGAACATTTAACTATGATGTACTTACACAAGCAGTATTATACACATCTGGAAATAATGCCGGTAACTGGACTCTAAATATTAGAGGTGACGGATCAAATTCTTTAAATTCAATTATGGACACAGGCGAATCAATTACCATTGCTCATATCTCTGCAAATGGTGGATCTGCGTATTACAACAGTGCAGTTACTATTGATGGTGGAAGCATAACACCAGAGTGGCAAGGTGGAGCAGCTCCATCTGCAGGTAACGCAAGTTCAAATGATGTTTATTCATATACAATTATAAAAACTGGAGATGCTGCTTTTTTTGCACTTGCAGCTCAAACACAGTTTGCATAATAAATTAGGAGGAGAAAGATTATGCCATTATTAGGAAGTTTTGGAGCAGCGGGATCAAGAAGTTTTGGTTTAACAGCTGGAGCTAGTGGTCCTACAGAAATAGAATTTTTAGTTGTTGCCGGCGGCGGTGGAGGTGGATCCACAAACGGTGGTGGCGGCGGAGGTGGTGGCCAATTATCCTCTACTCAAGAAGCTGAAAAAGATGTAGTTATAACTGTAACTGTAGGTGGCGGCGGAAGTGGTGCTCCCAATCAAAATTCAAGACAAGGAAGCAGAGGAAGTGAATCTTCTTTTACTTCACCGGCTTTAACGGATATTACATGTACTGGTGGCGGAGGTGCTGGCGGTAACAGTCCTGGTCAATCCGGTGGTTGCGGAGGCGGAGGCGGAAACGGGGGAGGACCCGGTCCCGGAAATACTCCTGCAACAACTCCTTCTCAAGGTTTCCCTGGAGGTTCTGGAGGTCCAGGACAAGCAGGACCATTTGGTTACGCAGGAGCTGGCGGCGGCGGAGCCGGAGCAACTGGACAATTTCAAGGACCAGGTGGAGACGGTTTAAATAACGATATTACAGGAGCTACAGTCGGAAGATCCGGAGGCGGAGGAGCTACTAAAAATGGTGGATCTTTCCCTGGTGCTACAGATTTTGGCGCAGGTAATGGAGGAAGCGGCGGCGGACAAGCTAATACCGGAGGCGGTGGCGGTGGCGGAGCCCAAAACGCTGGCGGTGGTAGCGGCGGAAGTGGAACTGTTATTTTAGCTATGAAGAGTAACAAATATACTGGAACGACAACAGGAAGTCCGACAGTTACAACAGCCGGAGGAAATACTATTCTTCAATATACAGGAAGTGGGAGTTACACAGCGTAATGGCTCATTTTTCAAAATTAGACGAAAACA